CAGTGTGTTGTTTGCCATACTCTTTCCTGTCCCCATAGAATACACCAACATCCAATTGCATATTAATGTAATCTTCTTCTGTTTGCACTACCAATGACTTGTTTGGCACGATAACAATACTTCTGCCGTATTGTTCAACCCGTTCCGATAACGAGGCTGTCATTAAAGTTTTGCCAGATCCAGTAGCAATCTCTTGTAAACATTGAGGGTTTTTCAAAAATGCATTTATGGCTTCCACCTGGTAATCTCGCATTTGAATTGGTTGATCGGCGCATGTGTGCTTCGTTGGCCAATTAATTACCTGGTAACTATTTTCGGTAACTTCATCAAAATGGAATGTTGTTTGGTATTCTCGCAAATCATTTAATTCAACTGAGTATCCATCGCTATCTAAAATAGGCAATATAATTGGCAATAGATTAATGTATGTGCTACCACCTAGCTGGAAAAATGCTATTTTGCCATCCCATCTACCCAATTTGACAGAAGGTAGATACCTTGCATGGGGGATTAGATACTTTAATTTATTGACTAATTTTTTTCTAGTCCCAAGATCTAGTCCTGTGATCTTGCAATTCACTTCATCTTTTACAGTAATTATAGCTTGCTTCATAAATGTATTATACCATAAATTAAAAACTATTGTGCATACATTTGGGCTACACTAATGCTTTCCGATTGGTGAATCATTTCAAAAACTTCATCGTTGATAAAATGAGCACGGCACGAACCATTGAAAAATTACGAACGTGCGACATTATACACCCTTCTTCGTTTAACCAATTAAAGAAGGGTGTATAATACCACAAATAGCCGTACAGTCAACTATCTTCTGACAGTTGTATAAATGAAATGCTTTTGTTAATATTTAAGTTGGGTCAACTGCAATATTAATATCATCAACCATTATATCACAAGTTAATGTCGAATTATCTGGAATTCTATAATGCCAATCGCCAACTGTGCCGTTCTCATTCATTGCCACAGATGCATCAAATACTTGTGGTTCACCATCCACCATTGCATTAGTCTTCCCATCAGATACAGTGGTATTACTGTTAATGTCCCCAGCGTCGGAAGACATCACCGTATGTTCGCTATCCTTCCATACAACCGCATGCAAGTTTGCAAAATATAATATTCCCCCAGTCGCTGTTATAACCAATGGCAAATTACCACTAAGCGCCGAATCAATATCAAATGAACACAATGCCGTGGCAACTGCATTTGCCTGTGTTTCATCATCTTGTGTTGGTGATGCTATAATTGCACCAGTAAATACTTCATTGTTATTCAACTGAATGCTGATGGTTACATTTCCGGTGTCCGAAAATGCACTGCCCATTAAATCTACTCGTCTATTTGCCATAATTAATCTCCGTTGTAATTGTTGTCACGCATATTTATGCTTTTTCTATCAATATCTTCTTCTATGCATTTCTCACCATACTGAATTTCGATGATATCAAGCCTTTCATCAGTATTGTTCTCTAGTTTATGCCAATGTTCCCGTGGGATTTTAATTTGGTCAAACTTTTTTAAATTATCATATTTAACATTCCCAATCATCACCGTTCCAGATCCCCCCGATACAAACCAATGTTCACTTCGGTGATTATGCTTTTGGCAACTTAATGCTTTACCAGGATCAACAGATAACAATTTTACTTTATACCCAGTACATTCATACAGCACACGATAATATCCCCAATCTCTAGCTGTCGTTGGTGCTTTCCATTCATCTAATATCCACCTTGATGAATTCTTCTTATATTCACCACCAATCCCATATGCGAATGTCACTGTTGCATCATCCCTAAACGCATCTACTTCAGGAATGTTCGTTGATTTCCGATCACCTCCATTAGCAAAAATGATTTCACAACCTTTATAATGGTTTTTAACTTCGTTGATCGCATCATTTGCGGTGTCATCAACATCATTGAATGGTATGGTAGCATCTACTACACCAATACTTTGGACAATTGTTTCACGCTCTGTGTATGGCATAAATCCCCGACCCTTCTTACGAATAAGCCATTCATCACTGTTCACCCCGACAAGTAGCTTATCACCTAACTTTCTCGCATGTTCTAAATATGCTATATGACCACTGTGCAGAGGATCAAATCCACCAGTCACTAGGACAACAATCATATATTCCCAAATCCCATTGTACTTTTATCTAACCAAGGCAATATTAAATCATCCTGGTGTAGATATCCTCGTTCATTGATTCCATTTACAGCAGACACAGGCAATAAACCAGTTTCGGCTAATTCATACCAATTCGGCAATCCAGGATATAACGGTGCAATATCACTCTTATAAACCACGATACTAATCCAATGATCATCGATCTGTTTATTAAAGAACCCAGTTTTACAATCAAACCCATTAATAACTAACATATGAATAAGACTTACCAATGAATGATGATAGAATTGGTTATTTTGCAATGAGATTTGCTGTCTATTATATTCAATATTAACAGTCTGTGGCAATATTAACACTAGCATACCACTCTCATCCAACATACTATTCCAATTCTTTAATGTCTGAATTGGGTTTAATGCATATTGGAAACTATCATGACTCCAAATAATATCATACTTTGTATTAGTTATATATTTTTCGAAATCTGCTGTAATATATTCAATATTATCATATTTTTCAGATATATTAATATGATCTAATGTATCAATACCTGTGCAATTTATTTCCAATGGGATATAATTTTCATTATCATCTTCTGCCATTCTAGTTGCCCACCACTCTAGGTCAGCACCAGTACCACATCCCATATCACACAATGAACTAACACTATCCATAAAATCATTGTATTGGTATAACAAGTTCAATACTTCTAAGCTATGGTTATGGCTTTCTTCTGCTGATGTAAACATTATACGGTAACATCCTCCATTCCTGCTGTTCTAAGTTTGGTAATATGACCAAGCATAAAACTTTTCTGGTCTAATCCTTTTAGGATAGCTAACCAACGATTACGCAATAATGCAACGTCATTCATTAGGATTTCAAAAGTTACAACCTCATCTTCACCATCGACGTACTTTTCTGCATCTCTGCTACTTAATGCACGATTATAACCTTCAAGATACTTCTTGAAGTATTTACGTCTAATCTGCCGTAACTGGATATCTAAGTATGCTAACACCGCTTCTATCTCTTGCAATTGATAAAAGCGGTGTTCTGTAATACCTGGCAACTCCTTAATATTCACCTCAACGTTGCCATTTATCTTAACTTCTTTTTTCGCATTTGTTAACTCATTATTGAAGTATTCAATAAATTTAGGTATATTGGATAAATCATTTGTTATCTTTGAATACCACATTACTCATATTCATCGTATGATGTCGTGCCAAATGCATCTTCATCTTCTTCGTATTCTTCCACCACCACATGATCCACTAGTGATTTTTTAATATAGGTGTCTGATGTGCTTGCATTGATATCGGCGGGATCAATTGCATTTTCAATCAACAACATAACGAAATCATCTGCTGCTTCTTGAAACCCACCCGCGATATGCGGTCTTAATGCTTCCCATATTTCCAATGATAAATCTAAACTCATATTCTATTCCTCTGTTACAATTTCTGTAGGGTTATTTATTTCAGTATCTCGCACTCCAATACTAATCTCCGTCATTATCATATCCAAACACCCATCAGTGTTTTTTTCCCACGCCTTTCTAAATTGCAACAGCTCTTCCCCAGTTTCTTTATTAATATAGACCAAACGATTGCCTCGTTTGGCAAGCAATCCTTGCTTTTCTGCCAAATCAACTAACCCACTGTATGGATTCATGCCAGTTTCATATGGGATTTTAACGTGCACTGATTCAAATGGTTTAGCATATCTCGTTTTCATCACCTTGCATGCTGCACGAATACCTTGCACTGACGTCGTTTTATTCCCATCCAAATCTTCCTTCAATTTAAGTTTTCGCATAGCTACCACTATAGAACTAGCATACACAAATCCTTGCCCACCACTGATCTTATCATCAGGGTCAAACATATCTTGACTAGCATAGGTGTGGTTGGTTGCTACAATACCTACATTATACGCACCAATCATATTAACCGTGTTCCTTACCAACGCTGTTAGTGCCTTTGGCTTACGTCCTAAATCACCTTTTAGATCACCAGCTTCAAACTGCTTAACATCCGTTGGTGTAAGAAGCATACCTAGGCTATCAATCACAAACAATACCTTTGGTCTATCTTCTTCATCCATCGCCTTATAACTCTCCATAAACTCACTGATAGTCTTAGCAACATCATCGATCATGCACATGCTAAGTTTTAGTAATTTATCGTCGGCAGTGTCTACTCCCAGTGCTTTAAGCCACGATTCATCTAATGCATTTTCGCTAT